GTGATCGCATCCGGAGAAAATTTGAAGTAGGCGGTGATGGATATGGATACAGAAGAAATGGGGTTGTTCCCGGAGTTTGAAGTCCCAGATATAGATGAAGAGGAAGATGTTGCGGAGGAAGGGTATAAGCGTAGCGTCTTTTTTGATATAGAAAAAGGAGATTTCCGCATGGATGGGACAGGGCGCATGACGGAAGCGTCAGGTTTTGAAGCGTACATGCAGTGGTGCATGAAGGTTGTGAGTACGCAGCGTTATGAATGTCTTGCTTATCCGGATGAAATCGGGACGGAACTTGAGGACGATATGCAGGAGCTGACACAAGAAGCCATAGAATCAGCCATAGAGAGGGACATCACGGAAGCATTGATGGTCAATCCCAGGACAGAGTATGTGCAGGATTTTGTATTTGAGTGGAATGGGGCGCAGCTTACATGCAGTTTCTTGGTAAAAGGGGTGGATGTGGATGCTTTCCGCATTATTGATATGGAAGTAGGGGAAGGAGGATGATCAGAATGGGTGGACTTATTGATTTTAAAGCGCCGGATTTTGTGGAAAACAACGATGTGGAGACGATTCACGCCCGCATGATGGAAGCGCTGCCAGAAGATATTGACGACATGCCAGGAGGTTTCCCGTATGATTTTACGATGCCTACAGCTATCGAAAAGGCGGAACTGGTGCAGTATCACCTTATCCAGACGCTGAAGCTGATGTTCCCTATGTGGGCATGGGGAATCTGGCTGGATCTTCATGCCGCATCAGCAGGATTGAGCCGGAGGCCGGCAGGTAAGGCATACGGCGTACTGCATGTGACAGGGAAAGCAGGAACGGTCATTCCGGCTGGAACCATATTTTCAACGGAGGCGGCGGGAACTCCGGCAAAAGAGTATGTCAGCATCATCAGTCATGAAATCGGAAAAGACGGAATAGGAAAAATCGAGATTGAGGCGGTAGAAGCGGGACAGGGATCCAATGTGATGGAAAACATGGTTACACTGATGGCAAGTCCGGTACAGGGAATTGTGAGCGTAGCGAATCCAGAGCGTATAACGGGAGGAACGGATGAAGAAGATGATGAGTCGTTAAGAGAGAGGATCATGGAAGTGTTTACTTCCAGTGGCGCATCATTTGTTGGGAATGTCAGTGACTATATACGGTGGGCGAAGGAAGTGACAGGTGTAGGAACGGCAATAATCATACCTGAATGGAACGGACCGGGGACAGTCAAAGTTATTGTCACGGATGGAAACGGAGAGCCGGCAAATGAGCATATTATAGGTGCAGTTTATGAGCATATCGTATCGCCTGATGTGCCGCTTGACAGGCTGGCACCAATCGGGGCAACCGTAACGGTTACGGGACCAAGCATAATAAACATATCTTATTCTGTGGATGTGGTTCTCAAAGACGGACATGAGATTGATGCAGTCAAAGAAGCTTTTTTTAACAACATGAAAAAGTATTATGCAATCGCTGTGGAGGAAGGGGCTGTTATGTACAACCATGCAGCATCATTTCTGTATCACACAGAAGGAATTCGGGACTTCAGGAATCTGAAAATCAACGGTGGAACTTCAAATGTACCGCTGGGTGCTGATACTTACCCGCAAACCGTTATTGAAAGATTTGAGGTGGTGTCATGAATTTAGAAAATTTCCCGACAAGTGAATCTGCAATACGGATGCTGGATATGGTCAACAGCGGGTGGTATGACAAATCGTATGTTGGCAAGTGGCTGTTCCAGGTTATGGGGACGGAAATAGATATGGCAAAAACAATATTTGACCAACTCAGGGATCAGGCATTTGCGGGATCGGCAACATGGGCACTCGGTTACTGGGAAGAAAAGTATGGGATTGCCAGTAACAGTAGTTTATCTGTGGAAGAACGCCGGGATCGAATAAAGGAAATGCTCCAGTTAAAGTACAGCATGAACCCGGAGCGGATCAGGCAGATTGCAGAAACGGTATGCGGAAAGAGAGTGGAAATCACGGAGCCTGCACCGTATACATTTTCAATCCGGGTAATTATAGATGGTAGCGATAGTGATTTTAACAAGGAAAGGCTGCGGAAAAAAATCGGACAGATAAAACCTGCACATTTGGCATATGAGATTGTGACGGAGCGTCCGATCACCGGATGTATATATGCAGGTGCGGTTGCGCAGCAGGCAGAAATAGTAAATATAAGGCAGGTGATGTGATATGGCATTTAGCAGTTTAATATTAACAAATAAAGGCCGGGAAGCGTTGACGAGGTCGCAGCTCGGCGCTACATTGAAATTTACAGGGGTTGCAATAGGTGACGGGAGCTATAATGGCAGCTATAATGACATAACTGCACTGAGTAATCCATTGACAGTTTTGGATATCCTGAATGTAAATATAAAAGGAAATATTTGTGTACTGGAGGCTGATTTATCAAATGAGGGGCTTACCACAGGATATTATCTCAGGGAGATCGGCATCCTTGCGAAGAACGGCGATGAGACTGTACTGTATGCGTATACCAATGCTGGGACAGACGCCGAGTATATCCCTGCCGGAAACGGCGCGGTAAGCGTGGAGAAGCGGCTGAGGCTGTCACTGATCACGGAGGGCGTAAGCGATATTAAGTTCGGAGTGGCCAGCGTCATGTATGTGGCTCAAAAGGATTTTGAAGAGGCAGTGCAGAATATTCATGAAACGTTGGAGACGAAGCAGGATAACTTTAGTCAGTTGATTGACCTGTCAGGTCCTGAATATAATCAGAATATCTGGTATCCGGTTACCGGCACACCCATCCCTAAAGGCGGCCTGCATAAGATCCATGTATATACGACGTTTGATATGGGTGTGCATCCATCCTGGGCGACGCATAGCGCAGGTTATACCTGCAACATGGAGATATACGACAAAGGGCAGACCTGGGGGCAGACGGACGGCGCAGCGATCTGTACAGATTATTCCTGGAAACATACGGATCAACGGCCATGCGGGTATTTGCAGATGACGCATTCTTCTACACCCGTGGTACTGCTTCGTGGAGGCGGAATCTATTATATTGAAACAGACTATGCAGCAGAATGGACGGTGCGAACGGATGCATATACATATGAGGGTGACACAGTGCGACCGGGCAGTGCATCAAAGTTTGAGTTTGGTCGGGCTACCATTTTTGCAGATCTGAATGGCGATGTGACTACATCCACTGTAAATTTTGCAGAAAACAGCAGCTACGAGATTGACAGCAATGAGAACATGGGGACGCTGTTCGGAAAGTTAAAGAAGCTTGTCAACACCGTGAAATCTAAAGCACCTGATTTCTTAACTATGGGCAGGGTGCCATATGCAGATAAGCTATATACAAAAAGATATATTGACGGCGCGGGCTTTGACGGCTCCTCGAACGTTAGCCATTATGGGGTGTGCAGTACATCTGAAAGCGCAACGGAAAAAACAGTTGATATCCCAGGTTTTAAACTAATGGCTGGGGCGAGGGTTGTTGTGCTATTTACGTATGGAAATACACGTGCAGGAGCATTGTTAAATGTATCTAATACTATGGCGGCATATATACTTTACAAAGGAAAACCCATGCCAAGCAATTATATTAAAAGTAACACAGTATTAGAACTTGTGTATGACGGAATGGATTGGCATGTTGTAGGCGATCTGACACAGATGCAGGTGGATTCTTTAAAATCTCAAGTGGTAAATAATATTGTAACTATAAGAGAATTTACCGCAAATATACCATCAGGTGGACAAATAGTCCCAAGCGGCGGTATACAAACGTTTGAGATTAGAAACCTTCCAAAGGTTCAGGGATTTGAACCTGTTGCGGCGATCCCGGAATGTTATATATCCCCGCAATCTATTGGGGCAGTGCTCCAACTTGCAGACTGTAAAATTACACGCGACACAACATCGACTCCTGTTCTTCAGGTGACTTTGCAGAATACTGGGGATGGACTGTCTGGTAACGTGGATATACCATTTAAAATTTTGTACATTGCAGTTTAGGGGGGCAGAATATGAGCATCAGGGACAGACCGGAGACGGTCTTTTTATTTTGCAGATAATTTGCGCCGGCGCAAAAGCCGGGGAAAGGAAACGGAGATGAAAGAGCTTTTAATGCAGACATACACCATTGTGTTGCCTATCCTGATGGGTTATGTCGTATGGCTGTTGAAAAACCAGAAGAAAGACCGGGATGCAAACAGTAAAGGCACGATGCTTCTTTTGCGGGTGCAGCTTATAGAGTACCATGACAGATACATGGAACTTGGAAGCATCCCGTCATACGCTTATGAGAACTTCTGCGAGATGTATGAGGCATATCATAAGCTCGGCGGCAATGGCATGGTTACACATATGTATGATGATATCAAAAAATTAGAGATCAGAAAGGGGAATAGAACATGAGAGACTGGAAAAAATG